AGATATGTGATACCAATGTACATCGTGATCAGCGGAACCCTGCGCAATGCCAAGTGCCTCAGCCTCAGAAAGACTAAACACTTTTTTTACGCGTGCGTTTGTGCTAAATCCTGCTGGCAATGTCCCGTCAAAGAAAAGCAAACCGCTAATCTTATCTTGATTAGGCGCACGTCTACCTAGTCCTCCCTGGCCTACATTTATGGTTACTTTACTTAATGGCATCCAATTCTAGTTTAAAGATTTGCAATTTGTTTTGGAATGCATGTGCTTTTGCACTACCTCCATTCTCTGGCCAGAAAACATTCTTATCAGAAGTAACATAAGCGAAATTAACACCTTCAGGGGCTTCATACTTGGCATCTTTATAGAACTTCTTTGCGCTTTCTTCGCTGTCTATAACTATGCTTTGTACCTCTTCTTCCTGAATTAGTCTTTCAAGCTCTTGTTCCTGATCTAAAGGAGTAACCACTTCTTCTGAAGTAGTTACTTCTTCTTCATGAATTTTCTTTGGCTTACTCATTAGTCAATCTGACGAGGTGTTGCAACTGGCTTGAAGGTAATTCCATCATAGATGAACAACGTTTGGAAAGTCTTACCAGCAACACCTGTAAGCGTTGGCGCTGTGAAACCTGTTCCGAAAGTTGTGACCTCTGTAGCGGTCGTAGTTGTCTGCACAAGTAATGTTGATCCAATCAAAACCTCGCTATCAATAGTTAAGTTGATTGTCATTGCTCCGGTTAAAATTGTCGGGTCAAGGATGGTGAAGTTACTTGTAATGGTAACCGCCAATGTTGCCGCAAACGTTGGTCTTAAAACCGTTGCTGGTGCAAACGGAAAATTTATTGTTGATGTTGTTGTATTTGACATAGTTATACGTTGTCTTCAAATAGTAAAGCAATTCCTTTTTTGTCATTTCTTGCAGCCACTGCACCGAACATTGCCAATGATGACATGATATGTCCATAGTACTCAGGCTTGTATTCCGACACGTCTGCACGTATCGCACCCATTGCTAATCTCACATAATTAGGTGAGTAGAAAAGAGCCGCGTTTTGATCTGCTGCCGCTTCTGCCGCTCCTTCTGCTTTCAAAGCGTCACCACTTGAAAGTAACAAAGCTTCACTTCTTACATACCAATCAAAACCGAAAGCCCTGGCCAAAACGCCACCTGGCAAGCTGCTTCTACCTGCGCCCGCTCTATCTGCGTCTGTGAATTGAGCAAGTTTAATTAAATCAGTTTTCATTGAGTAAGGAATTACAGCCACACCCATCAAATCTTCATTTTCAGGGAGAACATCCTGTTTATGGAAAATTTGCTGAATTGCTGCAATGTTATCAATAGTTACGGCTTTCCTGTTTCCTGTTTGAACACCGTTTTTTGATTCTGCTTGTCTTGTTGCTCCTGTCGTTGCAACAATGGCACCTGATGACAATCCTGTAGCCCATTTTACCAAAGTTCTTTTAGCTGCTCTCTCACGAATAGCTGCAATATGATCTTTTAAAATATCCGCACGCTTGTTCATGCCACCCATTTCCAAAAGCACTTCTAAGTTTCTTAAAAGTGTTGGGTTTGAAGTGAGCTCTTCCAAATCGTATGAATGTGGAGTGTCACTTCTTTGAGAGATAGGCGCTGGTAATACTACACGATCCACCTCAACGTTAGGAACTGCTCCCGCGTTGTGAAGTTCTACCGTGTTGTTATTCACCTTATCGTCATCTCTTTTTGCCCTCGACATAAATCCAGTCGATGGGAAAAGATTTGGTACTATCTCAGTCGTGAAGTACCTGGTTAATAATTCTGAACCTGCTGCCATGTCTGTTTATTTTTTATTTCTTTGTTTTTCGATGTACTCGTCTTGAAGTTTTGCAAACAATTCAGGGTCTTTTTCCGCAATCTCATTGAGTTTCTTAGGGTCTTTTTGTGCTAACTCTTCGTAGGTTAATCCTGCTTTGTTGTTAGCGTCAATACCAGTGATCACGCTTGTGGTCTTAGGCAATACAATACTTGCCAAGATTGCTTTTGTGCTCTCCCGATCAGCGTCAGCCATCTTTTCCCATGAAGCAATAACTTCCGGTTTGTTCTCAATTTTACCTGCGTTAACCGCTTCCAAAACAAGTTCTTTTGCTTTAGCTGCATTGGTTACTTTTTCGGCTGCGGTTACCTTTTCTTTTAAAGAGGCAATTTCAGCTTTTAAAGTTTCGTTCTCTTTCTTCAACCTTTCGGCTTCTTGCGTCAGTTGAACAGCGTTTGCCACGCTTTCCATTTCGGTCTTTCCACCGAAGATTTTGTTGAAAATTTCCATTTCTTCGTTTTTGGTTTCTGTCTTATTAAGTGAATTATATACAGCGAAAATCTCTTTTAAAGAAGCCTCCGCAGGCATATCGGCTTTTACGTTTGTTGTGATTATCTCATCAACAATTCCTTTTTCGAGCATTTGAGAAGCATCAAAGAAATAATCCTTTCCGCTTGTCATCATGTCCTCAATTTCTGAGTCGGTGAACTTAGTTTTTGACTTTAAAAGTGTCTTGAATTGTTCTGTGAGAATTTTCCTAAATTGGGAATCTCCACCTTTAGGGGCATGTATCATGCAAGTTGAATAGTCGTAAGCTGATCTTTTACCAACTGTTCCGAACATCAAGGCGATTCCAGCCATAGAAGCGGCCAGGCCGATGTTGATAGTCTCAGCTTCGCATTCCTGTTCAGCATCCACAATAGACCATCCATCAATTATACGGCCTCCTATTGAATTAATCTTGACTTTGATTTTGTAGCCTAAAGACTTCCAATAATACATTTCATCTGCAAATTGGGCACCTGATAGGTACGGCTCATCTTCATCATACCCGATATGACGATCAAGTAACATAAAGACTGTATTACCCATAACTCTATCGGTAAATACTAAGTCTTTTCTCTCTTTGATGCTGTGTTCCAAATCGGGAAACTTTAAATATTACGCTAAAGTAGTGCTATTTTGGGAAAGCGCAATATTTTGGGAAACTTTATTTTTTATAAGGCTTAAAAAGCTCTTCCGTTAGTTTTATTTCTAATTCTTTTGAGTAGTGTCCTAAAGCATTCCTGTAGCCTAAATACATCGTCCCGGTGTTCATCAGCGAAGGATATGAGTTTTCATGTCTTCTGTCTAAAAGTGCATGCCCTAACTCGTGGTACACAACAGTCTCGATAAACTTATCATTCCTCTCAAAAACCTCTGAGGCAATGTAAACAGTCACCTGCTTATCAGTGAAAATACCTGTCTCCCTGACCATTTTACCGTATAAATTTTCATACCTATAAAGGTCTTGCTTTACGATTAGTACAAGGTTATCATTTCTCACACTTACGCCATTGTCAATACCTTTTTGCTTGAATGATTCATAATGAGGTTGCAATCTTGAATCAATCAAGAAGTCTTGTTCGCATGAACATAATACTATTAAAACAAGTATTAAACTTCGTATACTATTGTTACCCATCCGCGATTGTAGCTTGTAGCATCAAAATCAGTAGAATCAAAAAAACCACTTGTAGCTCTTGAAACAACTATCTGTGCAGTGTTGGCCAAATTAATACCCCTAACCATCCCTTGAAGAGAGTTTGTACCATCAATATTTGTTCTGGCAATATTATGATACCCGACATCACTATCATCTCTTATAACTGCTGACAATGACCTTATTTTTTTGTAATCTGCTAAACCGTGCGCAAGAACTACAGTAACATCGTTATCCATATTCCAATCCCCTATTTGAATTACCTTTGTCTTTAAAACAACCCCATCAAATAGCTGCCCTTGGTTGATTGCATGTCCTGATGCTGATGAGTTAGGAATAGTTAGGTTGCCAGTCATAGTATCACCTGCCCTGCTAACCTTTAATCGTTCGAGGCGCCTTTCTATAGAGTTAGTCAAATTACTTATTGTGATCTCTTGCCCTGATCCGTCAACCGTTGCGCTTACCTGGGCTTTCTTCTCAATTATAAAAATCTGGCTTGTGGTATTTTCAAATGTTCGAGTAACGTTTGTGGGAGTTGCCGCCTTTATATATCTCGGATAAGATAGGTTTGTAACCGCATCAACACGCATAAACTCACCGTTTAGATAAACAATGCCAGCCGTCATGTCAAAGTTAGATGCATTGGCAGTAACTACGCATCCCGACACAATTACACCCTCAGCACCCGAGTCATATCCTGATAGCATTCCCTGAAGTACACCCCACGGCTCAGTTTGAAAAACATCGTTCAAATCTTCGTTGTTAAAAGGAGCGCCCCCGTTGGGCATTGGGTTGTTTAACTTTCTCATGTTAGTATTGTTCTATTAAAAATCTTGTTCCTGCTAATTTGTAAATTGTTACTTCGTTTCTTATTCTTCTTTCCAGTTCTGCGCTATAAATACCCGTTGGTATTCTGACTAAAAAGTCATAAGGAATAACCGAAGCTTCTGAGTCGTTCAGAAAATACTTAGGGTCATTTTCTGCACTGCTGAAAAAGAAAACATCAATAAGTTCTGAATCATTATAAATTGCTTGTGTTGCATCTGCTGAGTTATTGTTAATTAGAATCTTCGGGTCTATTGTAACTCCAAAGATGCTGTTTAAACCAGCCTCTAAAACCATTTTTTGGCCGTTTAACCTCGCTCTTTTCTTAGCATCGGCTTCAAAGGTATTCATTTCTGAGGTAAGCGACTGTAACGGATAAACCAAGGCGGATATAAAGTCCCGTAACCCTGTCCCTACGCCATCGACTAAAATATCTTTCATTCTACCCTGATTATGATTTTATTAACCCTAATCTCTGGAAAATTCCTTGCATCAACTAGCGGATTTTGAAAAACATCTGCCTTTAAGTTGATCCTAATATCCCTTTCAATTTGTGCCGCGCTGGAAGTTGTTTGTAGGTACTTAAATATCCCTACTCCCAAAGTGGGAAATTCTTTCCATGAACCAGGCGGGCTTTCGATAATGTAGGCTATCCAATTATTGTCAGCCTCATCCGATTTAAAGTCATCGTTGAACTCAATCAAATTTTTTTCACGCAAAACAGGCGGCAAAAGCTTGTCAACCTGAAAAGACCATGTAAGATTGGTGTATAAACTCATAGTACTTCTTCTGCCATTGTTATAGTGTCTGTAAGCGTATTACTTGCCGTATCTTCTGAAATCAAATATCCGGCAACTGTTGTATAGAATCCTTGCACATCTATTGTGGTAGCTGAACCCAAAGCGGTTACGGCTGTTCTAGCTTTTATATCTGCTAAAACAACCCTTGAAACACCTTCAACGGACTGAATAGCATCAACCAGCTTAATCATGAATACTGTTCCGTCAAACGCCACTGATTGAAAGTTCCCAAAGAAGTTATTTATAGCCGCAATTACATTTGTCTTAACTGTTGCCTCAACATACTGGCCAAAGAAATAAACAGTTGCCTGTACTCGCATTCGATCAGGGTTGAGATTTATAAACGTTGTCCGAACACCTGCAAACCCTACTCCCTGGGTTGTGCCGGTGCCAAACCAGTAATCTTCTAAGGCTGTCAACTCAGGTGCGGACAATGGTGCCAAACTTGGTGCAGTTCCTTTTGCAACCTTGATTGCTAGGTCGCCAGATCCTAATTGCTTAACAGAGCATTGGGTTACAATCCTCGCGCTTTCGTCCACTGGATTATAAGTAGGCACGAAATTGACCAAAGTCACCACGTCACCAAATTGAAAGTTTAAAATTTGGCGTTGAACCCATTTAGCGTTGCCTGACACGGCCTGATCACGAATAACTTCAATCTCTGCCTTGGTTATTCCTAAAATTACTTCAAACGTGTAAATAGCGGCTGAGACAACATAAATCATAACGTTAAAAACAGAAACCTTGCTACCGCCTTCTTCCGGGAATAGGAAAGAATCAAGCGATGGGTAAGTCCTTATACTCAGCTTGATTTCATTTTGTATTTGTTCGACTGTCCTTGCCATTATAATTCCTCTTCTATTGTTGCGGTTATGCCAGCGCTTACCCCAGTGGCGTTGGTTGTTGTCCTGTAAACGTTACTTACTGAGCTTCTATACCTTGTACGATAGTCCTTATGCGGTAGCTCTACGTTGTTAAAATCTTCATCAAATTCCGTAGTTAGTTCCTGAAATGTGGTAAAAGTCAATCCGCTTGCATCCGTTGGAGCCATTAAATGTATAGCAGCGTCAAACGCATCGGCAAAATCAAACGTGTCTAATCGCTCAAACTTGTATGACTCAACGCCAAACCTAAATCTTACCGTCAACAGATAGTCTTTAATCCCGACCGGAAGATTATTCACATCGACTACTATAAACTCGATAAAGCAGGCAGGATAAGGGAAAGGCTTTTCATTCCTGTAGCCAAATCTTGAACCTGTCGTGCCGTCTTTCCGGTCGTTTTTTTCGTTTGAATGAACAAATTGATTGTTGAACATCCGAACGGTTTTAATAGCCGGAACTTGCGTGTTTATTCGTGTCTTTATGTATTCGAAAAACTCTTTCACTTAAAGTACTTTTTTAATCGCTCTTAAAATCTCAACCGCGTTCCTTCTATACAACCATTTCGAAGCGCCTATAAACTTTCTTTGCGGTATAAACTCACTGCCTTCGTTGTGGTACTTAGCGTAAGGCACTGTTGTCCCAACACGCCTATGGCTTAACCCTCTTTCAGTAATCCGAATATCTTGGCGCATTCGGCCAGTATTTACCAGCATTTGCCTGGATGAATCTTGCTTTTTGCGTGGTGCCCATTTATTACCATCGAAAGCCGATTTATCAAACGAATCAACCTTAAAGTAAATAACCGCATTATTGGCCATTCGTTCAAGCGCAATCTGTTTTGCCGCTGAAATCTTCCTGATTTTATCCCGAAACTTAAACTTACTCATGGCACAAATAAGTTAAAGTTGTTCTTTTTAAACGCCCCATCACCTTTTGCAACCTCAAAATAAGGATGCTTTTTAGGATCAAACATGTAACCATCCAAAGCTGAGTTCATACGAAACAACTTAGGAAATTTCTTTTCATCAT